CAACGTATCAAGCGGAACGAATTTATGGAATCTTCTGGAAAAAACCTTGTGATCGGCGGTTCCTTGCAAGCCAACGCGAGAAATAGTATCTTTCCTCCCCGTACACCCAGCCGCAACTGGACGTTCTATGCCAAATGGAGTTATTATCCAATCTTTGGTCGTAATCTCGTCAATGCGCTTATCGCCAAACAACGTCGCTATGAGTGTATCGCCTGCCAAGCAAGCGTCATCATGCTTGTTCTTCCCGATCAGCCTGTATGAATATACATTCTGCATGAATAGGCTGTATTCCTTTGACCGCTTGCCTTCTTCGAGGAAATAAAAGTCGTAGATTTCGGGGCGTTTGTCCTGTATTCTGTCAGCCTTTGACTTTTGGCTGCTTGCCGCCTTGGTTGTGATGTTCAGCCGGTAGCCTTGTGCCTTCAAATCCTGTTCAATCGTTTCTTTATACGCGGCGGTTGTCTTGTTTGCTTCAAATTGCGCCGCCTGAACCTTGTGTTGCAAGAATTTTCGCTCAATCTCCGGCTGTGTGACGGTTTTATCGTCGAAGCTGTACACCACATCGGCTACATACACATCATCGCCGTACAGATAGGCTATCGGGCACGATACCGCGTCAGTTCCGCCCCAAGCAGGGTCGCACGCCGCGATTATCCGGTCAGGCTCGCCATCAGGGAGCTCGCCGTTGTAGAACTTCATGAACTCAGGGTCGAATACCGCACCTGTGCGTTCAATCGGTTCACCTTGATACTGCGACATCCAGCTTGCCATGTCTGAATTTCGCTCAAACGCCGCTCGTGTCCGTTTGTAATGGGCTGTTGAAAACCCCACGCCATACTGATAGTCGAAATTACTCTCGTCGTTCTCGTCCAGCGCGGGCAAATTGATCTCCGCGAACTTCCTATCCTGAAACATCGGGTCGTTGTGCAGCATTTCCAACCGCACACCAATCGGGTCAATCATCGACCAGCGTGTGCCCATCCAAACGATTTTCGCGTTCTCCTTCGCACGGGGGAGCATATTGTTCGCCACTTTCGCATTAACCGCTATCAGGCGGTCTTTGCTCATGGCTTCCTCGATGCCGCTGACCAAATCATCCGCAATCAGGAACCCGTTACAGTCACACGCGCCGTTCAGTGTGCCGTACAGCGACCGGCAAGTAAGCGAGGCGTACCGTTTGCGCCGATTGATATTGATTAAATACTGGTCGGCATCTGTTCCCTCTATATTGTGCATCGGGAAAATGTCGCTCCAACCATACGTTATCGGGTCGGTAATGACTTCCAGTGTGCCCTTGAACAGCGTTTTGACCACGCCATCGCTGTACGCGCAATACAGGTTCGATGCTTCGGGATTTTTCCCTATCAGGAAGGTTTGCAGGAACATGAGCAGGCTGGTCTTTCCCACGCGGGCGGGCATCGAGAAGAACAATTCGTCCAGTTCCCCGTCAATCATCTTCTGTAACTGCACAACCACAGGCCGTAACGTCTTTTGCCTCGGCAGGTAGAACCTATCCTTTGCCTGCCGCTCCCATTCCAGCGCGATCATGTAGTCCTCGAAGTTTTCTTTCGCTGTCAGGAAGTAGGTTTTCTTCAACACATCATGGCTCATGGCAGGAACGAAACCGCGCTGCACGTTGCCGGACGTAATTCCGCGTAGCTCATGCAGGCTGACAAGCATTTGTTTCTTTTCTTCCGCGTACTTGTCGCCCCACAATTTCACATGGTCATATGTAGCCCGCAATATATCAAACCAATCCGACAATAACTCGCTGCTGCGTTTGTTCGCAACAGAAGCATCGCGGATTGCCTTGATAATAGCCATATTGCGTGCTACTTCGTCCATCTGACCACCTGACTGTGCGTTTGGATTTAGCAATTCACGCGTTTATCATACTACGCATATATGTTTTTGTCAAATGGTGATTACAAAGATAGCGGGATATCAATAAATATCCATCGGTTGAAACTTTCTTCCACGCCATACATATATTGTTGTCGAAATATGTTGCTTATCATCACGCGCAGGATTTTTCGCCCTCGACAAATCCCATATGTTCCGCTAACACAAAAGCCGCAAGGCTTGTGATATCCAAATCCTTTCTTTGATATACAGATAGAAAATCCCTTATAGTGTTTAATCGGTTTCATCGTCTTGTTCTTATTCATTACTTCCCCTTTCTTTTCACATCCACCAGCGCGGTCGCCAGTTCGTCAATCGGAATACTGTTCTTCATGCGCCCTCCTTAACCATTTCACCATTTCGCCGCTCTTTCATTTCCTTCTTGATCTTCTCAAACCGATACCGCGTCATGTGCTTCGGCTCGAATTTCTTACTGATTTCCCCAAATTCCCTCAGCCTGTCCGCCATATCTGCCAGCACACTTTCTTCCCCCAGCCCATACCCTTTCAGGCATTCCACACATTCATCTTCCGTCATGTTCCATTCCGTCGGGCATTTCGTGATCGTTCCGAACCGGCAGTATAATCCGTTGGGCTGTTTGACTATGAAACTCATGGTGTTTCCCCCTTTTGTTTTTATGTCTCATTCTCTGTTTCGTGGATTCCATATGCGATTGCGTTTGATACACGATCAGCGATTGCCGTAAGTTTCGCGATTTTCCTCTGCTGTTTTTTTGGAAGCGTCGCCAGATATTCTGCCCATCCTTCCGGTTCAACAGAAACGAATTTCCGGTTTTCATCCGCCATCGTTGTCACACCATCAATCCCGTTCATTTATATATCCCTCCATTTTTCTCTTTTTTGCTTTTTCCGCTTTTTGCTTTTTCTGCGATCAGGCAGATGGGCGTTTAGCGCGAAAATTTGGAATTTTAGAGGTAGTATGTTTCAAACTTCTTCGCGCCATCTGCATACATTATAAGAACAGCGGTGTCGTTACTTCGCACCACGCCCTCCACAACCGTCTGTTTTCCGCATTTTGCACATACAACATCACCTAATTTGTCACAAGCATTATACCTTGCCATGTACCTCTTGCCGCACGAAGCACATTGCACCGAACTAACTTTATACTCCCTGATTTTTGAGCCGCGCATATACCAATCCCCCTTTTAGTTTGAAATTTAGTCGGAGTACCTACTAGGACGAAATAACGATCCGCCTATCCCCCTCCACCCCTTCCAGATATTGGCCGTGCTCCCAATCTGTATAGCAGCAAGGAAAGGATATTGTCTAAGGCGAACACCTGTTCCCTATCGGCAAGTCGGCCAAGCGTCAAGCCCCATGCGATCGAGGAGAGCTAGTTGGATGAATGAGGAAACAGATAAGCCTTCTGCCTGGGCTGCTGCGAGAACAAGCGCCTTGCTCCCTGCTGGCGGCAGGGTGACAAGCCTATCATACCTGGTCGATACATTTGCGTCGTTCCATTTTTTATTCGCCTTGCGATGTGCCTCTGTCATGCGATCACTCCTTTCGAGCAACAGTGTAACACAAAAAGAGCGGCTTGCATAGTGTACAAAAGTGCACAAAAATAAAGGCAAAAGATTGTGAGGTATTACTATTGCAATACACTGTATAAAGTGCTAAGATATAGATAGGAGATATGAACTGTACGACCAATGCACCTTGAGAACTGAATAGCCCAGTCTTATGTGAAATGACAAAAGCTATTACATGGCATGAAACTACAAAAGGACATGTCGGAAGCGTAAACGGAGTAAAACGATATTTCATCAAGAAATCGCCTAACGGATTTTACCTCTATTACGGAGAAGCAACGGGAGCACAAGAATTTACAGGCCGTTTACTGGATGAAGCAAAAACAGTAAACGATTGCAAAAAGACGGCATACATTGAGGAGATGTAACATTATACGTTTTAAGAGTGCATTCATTGAGTGCACTCCATAAAGCGCATAAGCGCTAAAAAGAAAGAAGGGTATTACATGAACATTAACATCGCAGGGTTCAAAAAGCAGTTTGAAAAAGAATACTCATTCCTGTATGACAATCGCGACAAGGTCGCCGGATACGATGAGGCCGTAAGCGCGTTTGACAATTTCCTTTCTGCACATAACAGTTTTGTGTGCGCGTTCGTGAAATATCGTGGCGACATGATAACCAGTGATAGAGAAGCGGCCGCCTTCATGTTTGCACTAGATGTACTATCCTGAGTTATACGTTTTGAGGAGTGCACCAGCAATGGCGCATTCCGTAAAGCGCATAAGCGCCGAATTGAAAGGAAGGCAGAACGATGAAAACTATCAAATTCTATCAGCAAGCATTACCCGAAGGCTGGCACATTGTTTCTATGTACGTCAAGGATGGCCAAATTGTGGCCGAGATTGAAAGGAGCTAACCCCATGCAAGCAACAGCAGAACGGCACCCGCGAGCTAAACAAAACATTGTGGAGTATGACT